TGGATTCCAATGTCTGGTTTAGCTGCAGCAAAATATGCACAAACAGATGCTAATTTTGCACCGTGGTATGCACCAGCTGGTTTCACAAGAGGGTTGCTTAATACAGCAAATGACGTTGCAATTTATCCGAACCAGAAACAGCGCGATTCATTATATGATCAATGTAACATTAACCCAGTAGCGTTCTTCCCGAGTGAAGGTTTTGTTATTTACGGACAAAAGACACTACAAAACAAACCAAGCGCGTTTGATAGAATTAATGTTAGAAGGTTGTTCTTATATCTTGAAAAACGAGTTAAAGAAACAGTCAAGTACTTCGTATTCGAACCAAATACATTGTTTACAAGAACAAATGTTCTTAATGTAATCAATCCTATTATGGAAGATGCGAAGAATAACCAAGGCTTGTATGATTACCTTGTTATTTGTGACGAACGTAATAATACACCAGAGGTTATTGACAGAAACGAATTAGTCGTCGACATATATCTGAAACCTGTAAAATCTGCAGAGTTCATATTGGTCAACTTCTACGCTACCAGAACAGGTGCTGATTTCAGCGAAATAGTAAGTTAATCTTACACTGGCAAAGATCAGTACTAATAAGCCGAGCCGAAAGGCTCGGCTTTTTTAGTGGGAAGCATAAATATAGATATGCCAGATGTACAACAGACAATTTCTGATTTTTACAGAGTAGCCTTAGAACGAGACTTCGCACGTGACTTTCAATTTCGTATTTTATCGATTGAAAGTGGGGGTGCATCAGACGTTACTTTCGACGAAGACGATTTAGTATACGCCACAGCAGGACAGCTTCCTGAAAGAGCTATTACTAACGTACCTGTTCCATATATGGGCTTGCAATTTAACCTTCCAGGTAATGCGACTTACCCTGGTAGTGAAGGTTATAGCTTACAATTCTATTGTGATCAGCAATCTCAAATTAGACAGAAGTTCGAAGATATGTCTCGTGATATTTTTGACGATGCTACATCTACTGGTAATTATTTTGCACCCAGACAGTCAGCTACTATAAATCTGGTTCAATTAGATACCCAGTTGGATGAAGTTGCACAATACCAATTAGTTGGTGCATCAGTTAGAAATGTAGGGGCACTAGATTATACTATTTCTTCTGGTAGTGGTCAGATAGTAACTTTTACAGCTACTATGGCTTACCATTACTTCAAACGAAATTAGTAATAGTCAGTGAAATTTAAGAACAGGCCCAAAGTTCGTATTAAAACAGAGCTTAATCACGATTCTGGTGTAGCATATTTTACGCTAATAAAGAAAAATAAAGTTAAGGATACCGAAATAGGTAAACTTGAAGTTGATATAGGACGTGAACATAAGTTTTTGGTAATATCATCTCATATAGACCTAACATATAGAAATAATGGCTTTGGTAAAATGCTTTATGAAAGAGCTCTTAAAAAACTCGGTAAACTAAAAACTCAATTTTATGAAGCAAGTCACGAAGCTCAACGTGTTTGGGTATCGTTAGCTAAAAAGTATAAACACCGTAAAAGTTTTTTCGAAGGTACTCTAATTTTAAGAAACAAATTAAATAATTAAATGCCTGGACCAAATCCTTTTACAGAAGCAATCAGAGGTTTAGGGGACAATATTAGTAACATTTTTAAAGGTACTAATCCCCTTACACAGCCCTCTATTACTTCACTTTTTGGGTTTACCGTACCAGGTACCCCGTTAATAAGTTCAAGAGATTTCTTTCTAACTCAAATGGAATCTTGGTTTACTGCAATACCAATGCGTACGCAATGGATGGTATTAATTGAAGGTTATCCCGAACTTTTACAAACAGCAGTAATCCAACAACTAGAAAATACCTTTGGTAATTCTAATAATTACGATATTAATCAATCGATGTCTATCTTAAAGTCATTTCCTTTAAACAAAGTTGTTGGTTGTCTTTTTGCACAAGGTGTAGATATACCAGGAAATGAAAAACTTGAAGTTAACAGGGATAAAGTTTATGCAGATAAACAAAGAGGGTTTATTCCTGGGTTGGTTTCGAATGGTAGAGAGCCTTATGGTAATTTAACTTTACAATTTAGAGAAACAAATTTAAGTTTTACTGATTTTGTTGTAAGGCCTTGGACTATTTTAGCTGAAAATTTTGGTTTTGTAGCAAGACCTGATGGTGATGAAAGAAATGTAAGCACTAATATTCACGTTTTTCAATTTACGAGAACATATCAAAAACTTTCTCAAATTCCCCGAAAGATGTGGTCATTTTATAATTGCATACCAGTTTCAGTTGATAATAAAAATTTAACTTACGATCAAGAGTCATTAGAAATAAATTCTACAGAATGGGCATTTAGTAATTATGCTGTAGCTAATAGTTTATATTTACCCGTACCAGATATTATTAATAAGATACAACAAAAAGGTTGGAAGTCTCTTATTCCAACTATTTCTCCTTTCCAGAAAGATTTTGGTACTTGATTCTTATCGGATTTATTTTATAATAAATTGTGTTTTCGTTTCCAGTAAACATTACGAATAATAAAGAAGTATTCTGCAAAGAACTCACTAATGGTCATTACAAAAATATTTTAAAATATCTTCAAAATAATGATGACGTAAATTTAGCAAAATATTTCGAACAAATTATTTCAGAGTTAGTAAAAGAAAAGAATTTAAACTATATAGATAAGTTAATTATTTTATTATATGCAAGAAGCGTTAGTATAAATGCTAATTTAGAAATAAGCAGTAATAATACTAAAAATACCGTACAAGTAAAATTTTTAGCAGATAAAATTCTTGAAGGTTATCACCCATTTGAAAGAACAATCTATCAAGAAGAAAATGATATCGAAGTAACTATTGGTTACCCTCTTACTATAACCGAATCAGATGATATATTATCTAAAATTCATAGAATAAAAATAGGAGAGGTACAAACAGATATAGAATCATTAACAGATTTAGAAAAAGATAATTTATTCTCTTTACTACCAAGTTCACTTTCAAAGTTTATAGTAAATGAATTAGAAAAAGAACCTACACCCTATACAAAATTGTTTAGTTACCAATCAGGTACTGAAAGAAAAGAACTTTTATATACTTTCGATGCAAAAGAAAATTTTGAATTGTTAAAATTATGCTTTTCTGACAATCTTAACAATTTTTATTATTATGAATATATTAGTTTAACTAAATTACGAATGTCGCTTTCAGATTTTTTAGATAGATGCACACCTAATGAAGTTCAATTACATATTAAAAACATAATAAAAGAAAATGAACACAATAAACCTAAATCTAAAACAGACATGCCAAGACCTGGATTAGGTGTGCCTGGTTAATAAGTGTTTGTATGGCATTGAATCCTGAAGAAATTAATAAAGTAAACGATCTTTACAGACAATTGGACGAAAAAGAAATCACAATTAAAGGTCTTAGAGATCAATTAGATACCGCACAAGCTACTATCAATTTTATGAACACTACATTAGAAGAATATAAAGGTTTAGCTAATAATGTAGGCGAAAAGGTTAAACTTCTTTTAGATAAAGTTGATAATCTTGAAGCTTCTAATGCAAAATCGACAGTCAAAAAGGCAACAGTTAAAAAGTAATAAATACTTTTATGCCAGATGATTTACTTACAGTTGATAAACGTGACGATTACACCTTAAAAACAATTGATGTAAATTCTGGAGCAATTAAAACTGTTCGTCAAGTTGGCGGAAAAATTATACAAGGACCTGTTATAACAGGTGATAAAGTTTCGGTAACAATCGAAACTCCTACCGGTAAAGTCGGTAAAGTTTTTAAACTTCCGACTTTAATTATTCAAAAAAGTTACCCAGTGTAGCTTGAACCCTCGAGTAAGTTTCTTATTATTATTAGTATGAATATGCTATCTTCGACGCTATTAGAAAGGGAATTATCTTTATCAGATTTTCCTTTACCTACAAATTATTACAAAAATTATTCTTTTCTTTTCTATGGTTTTGAATTAAAGAATAAGTACGACGAAGAAAGATCTTTGATTAATAAAAAGTTGAAACCTGTTAAGTTTGCTCATTTTGTACAAACTTCAAAAGGCATAGAAATCAAATATTTTTATGGGGTGTTACCAAAGCCTTCAGAGAGATACATTAAATTAGCAGAAAAATTAGCATATGCATCCCATAAACAAGAATATATTTTAAGTTTCAATAATTATAGACATATGATGTCGGAATACGGTATTGATACGGAAAATAGTTATGGTAAATATTCGGTAGGTATATATCCTTTTGATACACTATCAGACCTTTCTGAAGTAAAGTATGAAGATGTGTCATTATTCTACGAAGCAGATGTCCCAGCTTATCAAAAAGTTGCCGGGTTGACACCTTATATTGTTTGTGATACTGCTAACTTGATGGGGAAGGTTTTAGGAGATAAGTAATGGATTTAAACGTTAAAAAGAGAAATGGTAAAGTCGAAGCTTTCGACGCAAACAAGATTCATGAAGTCTTGTACTGGGCAACTAAAGATGTTAAAGGTGTTAACATTAGTGACATAGAACTAAATGCCAAGTTACAAGTGTATGATAATATTCCTACTAAACGTTTACATGAAACTCTTATTCAAGCTACAGCAGATTTAATTGCAGAAGATACCCCTAACTATCAACAAGTAGCGGGTAACTTATTGAATTATTATTTACGTAAAGAAGTTTTCGGTGTATCAGATAATATGCCGCCTTTGATCGATGTAATTAAAGATAATATTAAAAACAAAGTATACGATAAAGAAATTCTTAAAATGTATACAGAAGAAGAAATCGATCAATTAGACAATTATATCAAACATAATCGAGATTACCTTTTCATTTATGCTGCCTTGCAACAACTTGCTGACAAATATCTTTTGAAGGATAGGCATACAGGACGCATTTATGAAACGCCTCAATACATGTACATAGTAATGGCAATGGTATTGTTTAGCAATTATGATAAAGAGACTCGATTAAGACGTATAAAATCTTTTTACAATGACGTTAGTACCTTTAAAATATCATTACCGACTCCAGTCATGGCTGGTGTGCGTACCCCTTCAAGACAATATAGTTCTTGCACTCTTATTGATGTAGGAGATTCTCTAGCATCTATTTTTCATTCTAACACTGCTGTAGGTTATTATACCGCTAACAGAGCAGGTATTGGTTTAAACTTTGGACGTATTCGTAATGTAGGTTCTAGAATTAATAACGGTTCTGTTATTCATACTGGTGTAATTCCTTTTTTGAAGATGTTTGAAGCTACAACTAAAAGTTGTACTCAAAACGGCGTTAGAGGTGGTTCTTCAACTACACATTTTCCTTTTTGGCATAAAGAGATTGAAGACATCTTGGTACTAAAAAATAATAGAGGCACTGATGACAATAGAGTACGTAAAATGGACTACTCTATTCAATTCTGTAGATTATTTTATAGACGATTTGTACAAGACGGTAAGATTACTTTGTTTTCACCACATGAAGTTCCAGACTTATATGAAGCGTTTGGCGTCGATAATGATAAATTTGAAGAGCTTTATGAGCACTATGAACGTTCAAGGTCTATATATAAAAAGAGCATCAAGGCTAGAGACTTATTAAATGCGTTCTGTCAAGAGAGAATAGGTACTGGTCGTATGTATGTAATGAATATTGATCA